CGGAAGTGGTTTCACAAAAGTATTTTCATCGGGGGGTGATGGTGTTTTTGCGCTTAAGAACGATAATTCCGTGCAGTGGTTTAATGACTCTTTCAATCCGTCAACTGACGGTGTCTTTTTTCCGCGTCCGTATGGAACTATTTCATTTGGAGGAGTTGGCGGCACGCCTAACATTGTTGGCGCAAACTTAGTTATACCAGCGCGACAAGAGTTTGAATTTCAGTGCAGCGTTCTTGTCCAGAACTCCACGCCAGCCTCAAGCTGGAATGCAACCGGACTACCAGCGGGATTGACGATTTCTTCCACCGGCCTCATTTCTGGGACTCCTACCGCCGTAGGAACATTTACCCCAACGATTAGCGCAGTAGGCGGAAATGGGAATGCCGGAATTGTGGTATTTAGTATCCGTGTTGTGGGTGGGCTTGCAACTATTGTTCCGGATCAAATTATCACGGGGCGTGTGGATCAGCCGCTAAATGCGTTACTTGACCTAGATGATATAAGTGCTCCTCCGTTGTATTTTAGGGCTGTCGGACTGCCGTCCTATATGACCATTTCCGATGATGGAACGATCACCGGAACACCAAACAAAGCGGAGTCGTTCGCGCTCGAAATATCGGTTTTCAGCGTTTTTGGATCTTCGACAGAATCAGTCAATTTTGTAATAGGCAAAGGCATTCCAGAAATTGACCCGAATCAGAAAATAGAAGCATGGGTAGACTTTGATTTGAGTTATTTCCCGCGCCTTATAAATCCAACTCAAACTGAAGTCACGGCGTGGTCAGCAATGGGCTTGCCGCTGGGAGCTTTGATTAACACCTCAACGGGCGAAATAACTTGGCGGCCAACCGTCATAGAAACTGCATCGGTTGCAATCACGGCCTATGGTGAAGACGGCTACCAATCGACTGTAACAATCCCGCTTGAGGTTCAGCGGTCTGGATACAAGTTTCACGGCAATCGGAATCTCGTTTTACTCTCGCATTCTCGCCAAAATACAGATTCGGGCTTGTCTATTGTGTCCGCTCAATATTCATGCCCAGTTCCCAATGCAAATCGGTTTTCAAGGGTGTTACAGGCTCGGATGGCATTACCAAATTTCCCAGATCATGTGAGCAAAGATTCCGCTGCCCAAAATATCGACAATTCTGGTTTTGCGAAATTCTCAATTACTGGCTTTGCTGGTCGAAAAAATATTTCCGTGCCAGTAAATGTCCCTACAATTTTCGGAACGCAACTTGCATCGGTAAATATGACTTTAGATGGCGGCCCTAATGTCGCGCCAATTATTTATACCTTGAGAATCTTATCGGACACCATTACAAAAAAATTTACAATCGGCGAAACCACTTCAATGACCGAGATCGGCCTACCCTCTGAGCCAATCAGATTTAATGTGTATGAAATAACGAATAACACGACCTCGGTTAGCTACTCCTCATTCGCGGAATTTTTGCAAATATTTGCACCGACTTTTGAAATATTTGCAGGAGGCACAAATCGCATCTTCACAACCATTATTCCTGCGCCAGAAACCGCTTTGGCCTCACTCGCTCAACTTGTATCGTTGTCTCGCGCAAACTACGGCGAGATAGACGAGGTGACGGCAACATGGGGGTTGGCGTTTTCCTCCTTTGAGATAAAGGCAATTCAACGCACCGAGTTCATCCCGTTCTAAAAAATGAACAACCAAAACAATCTGCCCGTCGATTTTGAGGCAAAAATTGTAGGCAAGCCTGTTTACTCGATATCCGCGAGCGACTTGATGCAGAACTTTGCGGATGCAAAATTGATTGTGGATGACGCATTCACGGAACCAGCCTTCGTGAATAATTACTCCGCTCGCAGATTTAAGTTCCCCACTCCACCCACCACCGGCACCCACGTCCTCGGCTCCGTGGAAGGCACGTTGACGTGGATCGCAACCGAGGAATGCCCATGATCTTAGGCCGCACACCAGCCGGGCTGATCAAGACAAAGACCGACGGCGGCCTTCGCGCTGTGAATTGTGCGTGTTGTGAGCCGCAGGATTTTCAACCGTGCCGTGATTGCGCGCCATTTTCTGGAAATTTCACATTCTCTCTTGCTGGCGATCAAGTGGACATTACAGAAGAATTTCAATATCCTGCGATTATTTGTCCTTCAGACAATTGCAATCTTATTCCATTTCCAAACATTCCGCCGCGCATCTGCTCTGATTCTTGGGACGCTTTTGGGCCAGGAGCGATGAACTATACTAACTTATATATTGTCCAAATTTACAGGGCTGGATTTGGCTTTTTTGGCTCTCCGCCTACGCAACCGTGTTGTTGGGTTTTGTCATTATATGTGCAAGGTATTTTTTTGTTTGATTTCATGGGGTTCCAAGATTTATGCTTCGTAAACGGGGAAGACTCGAAAATAATTACAAGCCTCGACCCGAGGGGATCGTATCCAATGACAATCTTTGAACAATGCATCCCGCCTTTTATGGGCGGCCCTACAGGGTTCAATTTTACCGTGACCGTCTCATGACTTACGAGGAATTTTTAGCGAAAATGCCAGAAGACTTGCGAGAAAAACACGCGCAAATGCGCTCCGCTTTAAATGCAGGTCACCGCTTCGCCCGCTCAGGCTTCGCCACCACTCCACCCGAAGCACTCGCCAGCCGCGAAGCAACCTGCCGCGCCTGTCCCGAATGGGACGCCACCGCACTCAACGCCACGGGCCGTTGCCGCAAGTGCGGCTGTAGCACTTGGGCAAAACTAAGAATGGCCACCGAGCGGTGTCCGCTAGGCAAATGGGAAGCTGTTGACAAAACACCCGAATAAATGGCACGCGATCTTTTCATTGACACAACGAACCGCAGGCTGGCGACGAGCTTGACGAGCCTTGCACCAGCTACAACGCCGCGCTTTGTGAAGGGCGACAACGGAGCGATCAACCTTTATTTTCTGGAAGCAACAGGCAATGTATCCGCGCCGTTTAATGTTATCGACTACACAGGAACGAGCGTGAAATTCGGCGTAGGAAGTCGCACAGGCACGCCAGCAAGTGGCACGTTTACTCTCTCATTCGGAGGCCAAACCAGCGGCGCGATAGGATACAGCGCGACCGCAGGCGCGATATCGGCCGCGCTCAACTCACTCTCGACGATAACCGCCGCAGGCAAAGTGTCCGTTGACGGCACGATGGCAACAAATTTCATTGTCTCATTTAACAGCGTCGGCACTCAAGGCGCGATAACAGGAAATTTCGACCGACTCATTCCGACCACAACCGCTCTTATCGATGAGCGGCTTGTCGGAAACGCTACAACTGCCGAAATCCAAGAGCTACAACTCCGACTTGCTCCAGCAATATACGAGCCGACATGGACTGATCTTGGCACGGCCTTAACGGTTAGCGTTGCGACAACAATGACTGGCTCAACGCTCAACAACGAAATCCAGCGCATCTCATTTTCACGGCCTCCATATCTTGGCAGCTATCGCGTCACCGTCCCAACCTACAACGTGGACATCGCTTCGACCGTAACTGCTGGGGTCTTTATTTCGGCTACAAGGCACGGACTTACGCTTGCACAGCCTGTGGTTCTAACAGGCTTTACCGCGCTTTCCGGATATACCGCAGGGACTCAATATTTCGTGCGCGAAATTCCCGAAACGACTCAATTCCTGCTTGGCGTAACAGCGGGAGCAACCGCGATAACTACCGGCACAGGCACGGTGACGACAGGGAGCGTCACTACAACCGTCCTGCGCCAGACCGATCCGCTCGACGCAACAACAACCGCCTCTGCATTGCAATTTGCGTTGCAGTCGCTCGACAGCATCGGCGTGAACAACCTGACCGTAAGCGGAATCCAAGGCAGTTATTACGATCTCACATTTGGCGGAGACAAAGGATTCACCGACCTTCCTACACTCCAAGTGCAGAGCGGCTTGACCACAGCACCCGGCAAGACCGCCGCCGTCGATTTTAACACGTTTGGCGTCCGCGATCTGCTTCTCAACGCCACATCGGTAACGACCGAGATCGAGATCGAACTAACTACCGGCGGCGAGCGGAGCACGATCATTTTGCAACCATGCACACTCACGGAAGAACTCATCACCCAAGGCGGTCTGAGCTAATGGACAGCCACACTTTCCATACGTTCGTCGGGACGTCCGCACCCGCAACGGCTGTGTTGATTTCGTTCTCGGAGGTCGAGGCATGGCTTCGCATTCTCTCTCTCGTTCTCGGAATTTGCATCGGCGCGGTCTCGTTATACAAAATGTTGAAAACAAAAAAACCATGAAAGCACTATTCTCGAAATTGAAAGAACCGTCCACTATTCGCGGGGTCGCGATAATTGGTAGCTTAGTGGGCGTAAGCCTAGACCCGTCTAAATGGGACGCCATCGGTTCGGCACTTGCGGCGATAATCGGACTCATCGAAATCTTCCGCAAAGAAAAATGAACGCCAAACAAATTGCGCTTTGGATGATCGTTCTCTCCTTCGCGTTCTTGGGAATGGCGTTTTTGACGTCATGCGCTGGATTCAATAATCCGGCTTTATGCGTCAAAACGGATTACGGAACATTCTGCTACGAACTCCCAGACATCCAAGGCTTGAAAAAATGAACCTCGACGAACGCAGCGAGCGCAACCTCTCGACCCTGCACCCCGATCTGTACGCCCGCGCCGCCTCATTTATCCTCGCGGCCAAAAAGCTCGCCGCCCCGCTCAACCTCGACGTCAAATGCATTTGCGGCCTCCGAACATGGGCCGAGCAGGACGCCCTCTACGCCAAAGGCCGCACCGCGCCCGGCCCTAGGGTCAGTAACGCCGCCGGTGGCGCCTCCATGCACAACTACTCACTGGCTTTCGATATCGCCGTATTTTCCAAAGACGGCAAGACCTACCATGGAGACCACACATTCTACCGCGAGCTCGGACCCCTCGGCGAATCGCTCGGATTCGAGTGGGGAGGCCGTTGGAAATTCAACGACGAACCGCACTACCAATTCCGGCCGAAGTGGGCAACCGGCATGACCGAGCGCGATATGCTCGCCAATTTACGCAACCGAGTATCTAAAAAAATAGACGTTCTCGCTTGAAAAAACGAAAACAACCGACGGTTGAATCGGAGCGAACGGAAGCACTCGCGGAAGCGAAGCGCATCCTCTCGGAGCATTACGACTGCGGCCTCGCCATTGTATCTTGGGAACAAGGAGGGGAGACCATGCACGGGGAATTTGTCTTCGGCAACAAATACGCCGTGGAAGGACTCGCAGGCGACTCTTTCAGCATTTTATTTCCAGACGCAGAAGAAGAAGAGGAGGACGAAGAAGCATGAAAATGACATTGGAATTCGACGAGACCGAGCGATACGAGCACGAGGTGGCCTGCAAGGCACTTGATATTCT